TAAAAATTCATTCACTTTTTCACATATGGTTACAAGATCGCCTGATGTAGAATTTGGTACGCCAATAGCAGCATAAATGTCAGTCGGAAACTCGGACGGTACATATGTTTCACCATGAACTTTAGCAGATTGTAATATAACAACATAAATATATTTGGCAACTGTTGCTTTGAAATAATTAGCATCCTTCATTAATCGATTAATACGATCTTTAGAATTGCCGCGGCTTGGTTTTTGAAAAATTCGATCTTTTGAGATACTAACTTCAAATGCTCCACCATCTTTTGTTGCATTATTCAACGAACCTATCATTGCTTCATTCAGTAAAAGCAGTTTTGGTGATGGAGCATTTGATGAATAAGCTGATATCATAGTTTTACAAATATCATCATCCGAACGACCGTTAATATGCCAGAAAGGCTTGTCCGGAGCTCCTATACCAGAAAAAATTTCATCTTCTGCTTGTTTACTCAAAGAATCGCGACTAATCTGTCCTTCAGTTTCTACTAATGCAAAAAATGATTCTTTCCGTCCTTTTTCTTTGGTTTCACCACCGTTTTTACGTTTCTGGAGTACCCAAGCATTTATATCACCTAATGTATTTGCAGAATCAAATAAAATGTTTTGAACATCTGAATCTGGACCAAACAAATCTTGCAATCTTTGTAAAAAATTGTCCGGAACTTTTGAAAGTTCTGTTTCTAATGCATCGATTGCACCTTGTACTGGTTGCACTTGATCGTATATTTGTCGTCGTATTTTATCTAGGTCACCTTGTAATATAGCTTGTTGCTGTAAATTTGCTAGATAATTTCTTGACAACTGATCACGTTGATAATATGCAGTACTACCTGCCGGTTCAAAAGGTATTAACTCTTGCACTGTAAATATATCACGATATTCAATTTGATATTTTTCATATTCAACAATATCTAACTGATCAACGTTTCCAATTTTAGCAAATGTAGTCCAATATTCATCAGTACGTCCGCCTAGCAATTTAATTGCTCCACGTAGATACATTACATTGATAATACCACGTATATCAGATAATGCAGCAAATTGATTTTGATCTAACACATCCGTACCTTCTAATTTCACTTCCCTAGTACTGTCATAATCTGATATGTCAATATTAAGGTCTGTCGCGATACGTTTCAAAACATTGATGTCTTGTACTTGTTTGAAATGGCCAAATACCATCATGCTCAAATCTAAAAATAGATCATCGAATCTTAACTCATCAGTACCAGACGTGACTGCAGCGTCAAATGCTGTTTGCAATGCTGCTTTTGACCACTCTGGCAATACTAATTTTCCTTCCATTTCGGCACGCATGTTTTCAATCCTTGAAGGACGAAATGCGGAGTCATAATAAAGATCATATGGATCTTCATCTAACAATGAAAATAATTGAGGTGTTGAAATTGGGTTTATAGGACCGGTATACTCTTCTAATCCATATTGCTGTTGCAATGCCGGATCATCTGTTAATTGAGCTAAAATTTCTTGACGTTGTCTAGCTTCGCGCGGAAGAACATTACGTGAATATGAAAGTCCATTTTCATCCTCAACTGTTTCTATGAACATTGATACACGTTTTTCTTTCGGGCGAATGTAATCAGCTGGATCACGTAAAAAATTAACTCCTAACGCTGCAATAGATGCATTAAATGTTTTACCAGGACGATATCCTGACAAATATCTAATTTTTGTGTTCCATTCCGGACTACGATTAATCACTTGACGTACAACTAATTCATCGATAAATGTTGGCGGAGGTAATGTATTTCCATTTTCATCAGTTAAAGTATACTGTTCATATCGACCATCCAAACGTAAATCATATGCTCTAATGTCATCAGCGGTTGCAACAGCAACTGAGTCATACGTTAAATTACGCTCAACAAGCATTACTTCTAATGTTTTATAGTTTGGAATTGGACGAGCTTTATTTCGTTCGACATACCATACACAAAATAAATTACGTTGAATTGATTCATCATCCATACCACTTGCTAACATTTCAGGTATACGTTCAACACCATATTGAATATACATGTCATGAAAGTCGCCAGGCATTGTGGTAGTTATATAAAACAAACCTGATACAACTGGTACTGGCAATCCTGAGCCTGGTTCATTAACAATGAAAGTAGTGAATTCGTCATCCAAAGCTTCATCCAAAGCATCTTCATCTAGTCCTGGCAACAGCTTACTTAAATTGTATTCAGCATATACAGCGGATACATCGGCATCTACTTCCAATAAACCACTAGCCGGATTTCGTTTTGCAATGTCTGTTACAGGCTTAACTTCAGGTTTCTGTTCTGGAGATAAAATTCCTTGTTGTAGTAACGGATCATTTGGAAATTCTTTGAGTAATTCACGAACGATAATTTCACGTTCATTGATATCACTTGATTCTCCCGGTCTATTTGAAAACTGATTATCTGCCATTGTATTGCTCTATTTTGAAATAATATCCATTGTCATGTATCTGCACATCATCACCACCATTACGTTCAATTTTCAATAAAATTCTGTAATACCGTTCTGGCATTAATGTACTCATACGTATTTTGAAAAATGATCCATTGGTATCACAAGAAATTTTTGTAGCTTTTGTATCATAAGGTATGACAGTTTGGTTTGTATATGCATCTGTAACACTATAATAACTTGATGTTGGTAACCTGTATTCAGTTAAATAAACTGAACCAGTTCCATAATTTCGTACTGGATATTCTGGCCTCACACCAATTCGTAGTATTGCCTTGTCATCAGTACGATACGATGGTCTAATATTTTTAAAATATGGTACATATGTATCAGATGATATAGCGTTAAACGATCCAGTACCTGATGTGACTGTATCATCCCATGCTACTTCTAAACGCGGAATGAAAATTGTATGAGTCTCATTTCCATAATATTTGATACTGCCAAATACATTACCAGACCGCTCATCCGCGGTAGGTCGTTTCAATATCAGTCCATTATTAGCAATTGAACCATTTAACCATTTTTCGGTAATGTCAGTAATGTTCATACGAACATCTAATGATCTAGGATTTGAAAATGATTGACTTGCTTCATAACCAGAACCAGTCATCCAAGCGCCTCCACCTAACAATTCAGTAGTTGAAGCATCACCCGATGAGGCGGCAGAACCTGTGTTCCATCTCGTACCCGGATCTTCTGCATCGCGGTAGTACCAAGAAACACCTTTTTTAGTTATTGGATTGTCAATTTTATAACCATTGCCCATTACCCATGATTGTGATACAGGAAATGCTTTAAGATCAAATGATAATGGTAAATCAGAAGCATCTGCTGCAATCATAGTTAAATACACTGATGCTGACAAAGGATGTGATCCTAATTTAGGTATTTCGCCGTTGACTATTGATTGTGACAGAGCTGTTATCTGTGTTGCAAAATCTAATAAGATACGTGTATTATATGTTTTGGATTGTATAGCACCTTCGAAGTTACTACCAGATGCAATTTTTGTTAACTCTACTATAGGGTCTATACCCGTATTCTGCGTAGGTTTACGTTCATATAAAGTAGCATCTCTATCGATATAATATAATTGATACATAGTACACTTCCAAAAAATTAACTTATAATTCTTCCTTTAATATCTTTATTCGGAAACCGAATTTCAAATATCATTGGATCTAAACTAGGATAAATAATTCCATTCTTCGTGGCTGCGTTTATATCGTATACATAAGGAGAATACCCTAATGCAGAGTTATATAAATTGGTTAATTCAAACCGAGCGACAGTCTGTACACCACGTACTTTATCTAATTCAGCCATGATGTTAGGAATGATGATCGGCGCATTAATTTGCATTCTATCAACTTCAAACAATTCTTTCAAACGGTTAACAACGCGCAAAATTACTTCTTGGCTATTACTGTTTGATGTAGGAATGATATCAACTTCTACACCGATATTAACAATGTAAGCAGTCTTAATATTAATGGCATCTGTTAGCATACGAAATTGTGATAGGTATGTACGTAAATTTTCTTTAAGAGATGTGTTCAATGGAATCAACTGTTTCTGATCATTGTAGGCCAATGTATATAAATTCAGAGCTAATGGATTTGAAATCGTCTCGCGAGGATAGGTTACATCGGCGGTATTTTGTTGAGAATCGCCAATTACATATGCCTTAGCAACCGCACCAAATTTAGCTGGCATCATGAAACAACGTGCAATATAATCTTCACGCGTTATCATTCGATTCTGCGATGCAAAATGAGCAATTGCATTCTGTCGAATGCCTTCAATGTCTTGTTTAGTTTTACCGCCGGCAGCTGGTTCTGGATTGTTAAATGCAATCGTTGTTTTAACAAAATCAAAATTTACATCTGGTGTATTAACGCTGTTGTACTGAATATCTGTAACCACATTTAATGCATTGGCAGATACATTTTCATGTAAACCACCACCAATTGTATATCGCACTGTCAATGTTTCATTGTTAGGAGCTAATCCATATGTACTAGTACGTAAAAAGTTTGTAGGATCAACATCGACTGCAGTGGTACGACTAAGATATTCTAAACCCATTCCAACGTTTTTTGGATTAGGAATAAGTTCTTCGTCAGAGTCAGAGCTTACACCAGCACCGAATTGAATGTCTAATTTCTGATCATTACGTACACGAGTGATGAATCGTCTAGGTGTTCGTTTCAATTTCAATATGTAAGGTACTGAACTTCTGTTATCAGATAAATCTGCGTCATTGAACGGTACATTTGCAATTGCTTCAAATACAGTGTCCTGTGCTAAATAGTCTACTTCAAGCCATTCATCACCGCTACTACTTAGAATTTCAATCACATCCAATACATTTGTTTCTAGCAATGTGATTTTATCATATGGCTTAGGAGCTGTAAATGTATATGTTTTAGTTTTTATTTCACCTGATTTAGCCGGTACTTGTTTTCTTAACAGATAGAAATCAATATTACCAATGTTATCTGTTGAGTATACAGACACCTCGCGCGGATCTGCTGCCGTATCAACAGCAAAATCAACCGGTTGAGTTGTTACAAAGTTGATACCTTCGATGGTCTGTACCTGTACATTTTCTTTAACGGATAGTGCATAATTGTAATCAGGTTCTGCAGAGTTACCAGTGCCTTTTGCTGGTACTAACTGGTAAACATCTAACACAACCGTTGCTGGCGTATTCAATTTTGTACGGTAACCAAATAACTGAGCTAATTGCAATACATTTGCATTTTCTTGTGCATTAGCCAATACTGATTCACGGAAAGATTGATCTGTATAATATGAAAGTACATCACCAACATATGACGCCATTTCCATAAACATCATACCAGGCGATGATTCATTGAAATCATTATAGCTGTTTGGAAAATATTGACGTGCAAAATTAATTAGATTTGCTCGAAATTGGGCAAAATCTTTGTTTAGATATTTAACGTCTTTTTTAATTAAATCCATATGTCATCCTTAAAAATAACCAACCTGAGCTAACTTAGCCGGGTTATTATCAATTTCAGAAAGAATAATTTCGTTTTCATTTGCTAACACTATGATAACTCTTTCAGTATTTGAGTTTTGTACTGTATATCTAATTCTAATTGATATACTATATGAGTCTACATTTCCAATCACTTCGATTGCTGACAACTGAATGTACGGTAACCAAAATTCGATATCATCTTGTAATGACAATTGCAAATTTTCTCGAGTAAGATCCGTGTTTGGTTCAAATACAGTTGCATATATATCTGTACCAAAATTAGGTTGCATATAACGCTCGCCTTTACGAGTCAACAATAAATTTTTTAAATTTGATATTGACTGTAACTCAGTTGTATATGATTGAATAAAAACACCACCGGCGCCTATTGACCCTGAAGCATAATTATCCGCAATTGCTTTACCTTCAACTGGTTTGTTAAACGGAAGCAATATACCGACGGCTCGATCTGGATTGGAACGATTTATTTGATATTGATATATTGGTCTTTGACCCATTATTTAATACCTTTTTTCTTGTCAATGGCTTTCATTAAAGCCGAATAATCACGCGTCATTGCATCAACAGTTGCTACAACGGCTGGATTATCCATATTAACAGGTCGATGATCAAAATCAGTTGGCGGAGCGACTGCGGTTTGACCGCCTCCATATGCCTGTGCCATTTCCGATTGAAAATTCATTGTAGGCCATTCCTGTTCAATTTCAGCTGATGACAACGCCGTTTCATTTAAAAGATCATTCAGCATCGAATCTTTTACAAACTGTTTTGGTTTTGCAGGCTTTGTTGATTTAGCTGAAAATGTAATATCATACGGGTTTTTTTCGGTCATCTGATGCAATCGAGAACCATGCTGTATAACATGTTTGTGATCGGTTTTGCGTTCATTTAATAAGGTTTTCATTTCCTCCCGAACCGCAGACCTAACTTCTTCTCTTATGATTTTTCGAAGTAAAGATGTAAATGATTTAGTATCCATAGTTTTCCATTTTATATAAATATGGAATGGTTACAAATCAGAAACTTTTGATTACCAATTCACTTTAGCCGTGTTTGGCATAAATGGTTTAATTGCAGGCGGAGGTACAAATGGAAATAAAATTTGTTTTGTGGCATCAAAATATATCATACCACCATTCATTTCACCGGTAACTTTAGCATCGATGGTTTCTGCAACGCCTTTACTTCCCATGAAATGTAATGCAATTGTATGATACATGTCATGATTTGACGGATGGTTTGTATCAGTACGTTTGAACTCTTTACCATCGGCGCGACCAACCTTTCCTTGTTTAACTAGAACTGTTGCATTAGACCATTCAAACTCACATGAACTACCTTTTTCTTTAATTATTAATGGAGGTACTGGACCGGCACAACCTTTAATGTTTTCTAATATTACGCCGGCTGAATTTGGTTGCGGTTTCTCTCCGGCGGATATTGCTTGACTCGCAGGATCACCTTTAGATTCGTCAAAGACTTCACGTAAGCGATATCCCCAATATGACTTGTTCAATGCCGGCAGTGCTGGTTTTCCATTAATCGCGACGCCCGGTGTTTCATTAAATGATGGATCCGGAGTAGCTGCTAACGCCGCGGCAAATGATGCGGCATCTGGTACTAAATGTTTGAAACGACGTTCTTTATCAGATTCTTTAGCATATTCAGTCCATGGCCCCCATGTACGCGGGTCAGCTTGACTTAATCCTTCTTCGCCAGTATCCGGTGCTGGTGTAGCTAATGCAACACGTGCATTTGCCATATATGATACGACTGGATCTTCTGCTTCATCTTTACTATAACGTTTATTATTTCCGTCGCCTCCCCATGCTTTACCTTTATCAGAGTTGCTATCAAATTTTATACCTAAAACATTTTGTATTCCGTTGTCATCCTTAACCCAGTTTTGAATTTCAGTGCCGGTATCTAATTCTGGTTGACCATAACCAAATGCAATTAGATCTTCCGGTGTCAGTGGATTTCCAAAATTATCATTTTTTGCAGGCGCTCCCTGCTTTCGCGTACCAGATTTATTTAATCCAGCGACTTGAGTATTTACAGTTCTATCTTCACCCGTATCCGGATCTTTATATGAAATTTTAATGTCCTGACCACCATTAACCGGTAATCCAGACGGCTCCTCGAACCCTTCGCTCTTTCGGCCTTGAACGAAAGAATTATAACTAGTACCTAAGTATTTACGCAGTCTTCCATTTTCTTGATTACCGGGTTCGTCATCGATGAAAAATTCAACTGCATCAATAGGTGCTTCTGACACTTTAAATTTAGGCGATTTCTGTGTTACCGAACCATCTATTACTTTACATTGACCACTAGCGTCTTCTAGGATGACATTACGATAAAACGGCCCGATACAATACCCGGCAGCGCCTGTACGCGGAGGGCCCTCAGACGAACCATCCGCATCTTTATGAGGTGCAAGATCTGGAAAATATTCTTGGCCAGGTTTTGGAACTAATGCTGGCGGTAATGGAAATCCTGGTTTTGCTGAATATGTTGATTTTATAAAATAATCATTAAATGCCTTACTAACAGCTTTGGCTTGTGTATCCGTATCAGGCGCTGTTGCTTCTGCTAATTGCTGGGCTGTTATATTTGCTTCTTTTCCTTTTTTAATTGAATATTCGTAATTTGCTTTGAACCAATCGATGATAGTTTTTTTAATTTCATCTGCTTTAGCTATATCAATTGAAGCTTTTGCACGTGCAAGTCCGCCGCCCTGTCTATTGGCCATTGGCGGAGCAGCAAACATTGTAGCAAACTGCGGACCAGCTAATACCGGAGCAGGTGGGCCGGCTATAAAATCAACCTTTCCTGGTTTATTTTTTGGCGTACATCCTTCCGTCGGTAATTTACCATTACGAGACCAATGAAAGTTGTATGCAATGTTATGTGCAATCACTTCCCAGATAACTTGAGTCATTAATGGCGGAGCATCTTTAAGGCCAGGCTGATGCTGATCATAATATTGTGAAGCAGCTGTAATGTATTCAGTTAATGTATTGCTTATCGCATCTGTTTTAGCTTTAGGAATTCCATCGATAGTATATGAATTGTTAATTACAGTATTGGAGCCTGGAAAAGGTCCTTGCATCGATCCTTTTGCGCAAAAATCTTCAAAATATATTAATATTGTATCCGGATTAATTGCCATTAATCTACACCTTTTTATCTGCTTCTTTTTTCTGTTTGTCTTTTTCACTTACACGTTGTATCGCAAATTCTTTATATAATGTATTGATATGTTCTTGTCTTTCTACGAATCGTTTATACGTTGTTGCATCTTCAAATGCTGGATCTGGGGCAGGTGTAACCGCATCTTTAGAATATCCGCCTAACTGAGATCTCAACGTGTCTATCTGTTTTCTATAGAATTCTAATACTGGTCCGGTTGGTCCAACTCCAGTGGGAAACTGCATTTCAGT